ATGATAAATGCACAGCTAATAAGACAGGCTAGAATTGATAAAGGGTTAAATATTGACGAAGTTGCATTAAAAGCACAAGTTTCAAGATTTTCTATTTATAGGCTTGAAAAAGGTATTACAAAAAATCCTCAAGCAAAAACCCTAAAAAAACTAGCTGTTTTATATGGAAAAGACACCAGTTATTTCATTAAAGGAGGAATTTGAAGGTTGAATGAGATTGATGTTTTTGAAGAAATTATTACTGAAATCGAAAATGACAAGCAAAACTCAAATGATGTTGCATAGGACAATCTATTGCACAAATAAAATCTAATGAGGTGGTGAAAATGCCGAAAGTAACTATTGTAAAACCTAATCCTGCTCCAGAAGAAAAAGAGAAGATACTAAAAAATATAGCTTTTGTGTTAGAAAAAATAGTTTGTGAGGAGTTTGGAGTAACAACCAAGTGCACAGTAACCATTAAAAATGAATATGAACTAAAGTTCAACAGGAAATATGAAAATCTAGCTTAACCAAAAGGAGGATTAGAAATTGAGCAACTTACAAATTTTAAATCAAGATGGTCAATTAGTTGTAACAACTAGACAGGTGGCTGGGGATTTTGAAAAGGAACATCCTAAAGTTACAAGGTCAGTAGAAAACTTAATTGAGGGTATAGCCAAAAATGGCGGCACCTATAATCATTTGTTTATTGAATCAGAATACCAAGATGAACAAAATAAACAATTTTACAAAGAATACCTACTAACACGTGATGGATTTTCATTATTGGTAATGGGGTTCACAGGAGCAAAAGCACTTGAATGGAAACTAAAATATATCCAAGCTTTTAATGATATGGAGCAGACACTAAAAAAGGAACAACCAAAACTTTCAAAAGAACTTCAAGCAATATTTATGCTAGATGCTAAACAGCAAGAAACAGAAAACAGAATAGTAAAACTTGAAAACAACATGACAATAGATTATTCCCAACAAGAAGAAATAAGGTCAAAAGCTTGTCAAAGGGTTGTTGAGATTTTGGGTGGTAAGAATATGCCAGCTTATAAAGAATTAAATAAAAAAACCTTTTCACAAATTTGGAAGGATTACAAAGGAGCATTAGACGTAAATTCATATCGAAATACAGCAGTTAAAAAGTTTGCAGATGGTCTAAACTTTGTAACTACATGGAAGCCTAACAGAGAATTAGAGTTAATGATAATGGGGTCTAATAGCCAAATAAGAATATAAGGTTATGTAGAAAGGAAGGTAATTTAATGGACAAAATAAGAGTTGTAAAGCTTAAAAAAGAAAATGATTTTGAGCTTCAAACATATAAGGTACTTATTGGCGAAAAAGAAATATCCAATGTTAAAAGTATTGCAGCAAGCGTTGATACAAAAAATCTTAATATCACAAATATAGATATTAGAATCATGACAGATGATTTTGAATGGATAAATGGAGAATCAGTCAAATTATCAAATGACAATCCGACTGATTAAAATTAGAACCTTCTGTGGGTAGGTGCTTGTGCCTTTATAGGACACTCGTTTGCTAAACTACAATCATTAAGAGCGTGATGATTGCAAGTGCAAAGACCTTGTATAAAGTTATTAGGACTACCTAACGAACTAACGTCTATATATTCAACTTCAATTGAATAATTCTTTTTAAGGGTTGGACAAAACCCAGAAAATATTAACGACTTATTCATAGTTACCACCACCTTTCAACAAGATTCTATCATAAGGGGACAAACAATTCAAAAGGAGGATAAAAACAGATGAATAAAGATATTAAAGCAGTTGAATTATTTACAAGAGTAAAAAGAATAAAGGAAACTTCGGACATTGAAGAAGTAAATAAGCTAGTAAAAGAAAACTGGATACTACTTGGAATAGCATCCACAAAAAAAGGTTTAGTATTTTCTTTAGGGTTTTTAGGTCAATCAATTAGTTGTGATGTGAAAATTAATGATGTTCCCAATTGTGATATTGACAAAATTGCGTCAGAACTTGCTAGTAAGCTTAGAAAATATTCTTCTAACATTTAAAACAAATGTAGAAAGGAAGGTAATATACATGGAAAATAAAAAAATGTCAGTTCAAGAAATATTAAATCATGGGTGCTTAGTTAATGATTTATCAGAATTAGTAGATTTAAAATCTCAAATTTCAGAAAAAAAATCAAATGAAATGGTAGAAAGAATAATTAATATTTTCAGAGAATATGAACTATCCTTCTACCAGTCAGAAAAAGTAATTGAAAAAGTTATAGAAGTTACAACGTTATTGAACCAGTTATCGTCCCTTTAATATCTTTGTTTTCAATAACAAATGTTTTAAAATTATCATATTTTGCATTTGTCTCAATTAAGTCCACAGCTGAATTGACGAAATCTTGAGGAATTTTACAATCACAGTTTGGACAGTTTTGGTATCTTCTTTTAACTAATTGTTCTTCGGTTACTTGAAAGTGCATACCACATTCGCATACAAACATAACCATGCATATCACCTCGCTTTCATAGTGAGTATTCTACAAAAGTATGTAAAAACCTTTAGAGAAATATGTAAGGAGTTTATGTAAATGGATATACAGCCTATAGAGCCAATACAACACATTAAAAACTTAAAGAACAAATACTATACCTTAGATGGTACAACCCTATATAACAAAGCTACAGGGCATACAGAGAAGGACATAACAGAAATGAGTTTTGATGAAATATTAAACAATTTGGAGGTAGAAGAATGAAAGGATATAAGACATGGGAAGCTGTTAAAATGCTTTCAGAAAATCCAGAATTGAAATTTGAAAGTGAAGATAATGAGTTGAATATTAAACAAACATTATTTGTAAACGAACTTGATTATTTAGAAATGAATAATGAAGGATGCAACAATGATATAGCAGGTAACATGAATGTTAAAAGTTTATGGGCACTAGTACAACAACCAGTAAATGTTATGGACGCTATTAAAGCCTACCACGAAGGGCAAAACATATATTGTATCTTAAATGGTGAAACATATGTGTATGAGGCTTCAATGGGGCATAAATGTATTGGGAGATTAGATGGATATACATTAGATGATGATTCAGATGAGGTTATGACTACATATGAATTGCTAAACGGTACATGGTATATAGGTGAACCAAATGAGTAAATTATATGAACTCACAGAGAATTATAACAACCTATTAGAATTACTAGATAATCCAGAAGTACCAGAGGATATGGTTAAACAAGGGTTAGAATCTATCGAAGATAATATTAAAATTAAAGCAGAGAACTACGCTAAGATAATTAAAATATTAGATGGTGAAGCAAATACTATTGATGAAGAAATAAAGAGATTAACTAATCTTAAAAAGACTAAAAATAATAACATCACCAGATTAAAAGATAGCTTATTTGAAGGTTTACAAGCAGTAGGAATAAAAACAGTTAAAGGAACTCTATTCACTATATCAATTCAAAAGAATCCAGCCAGTGTTGACGTTATAGACAATAGTAAAATACCAACAACTTACTTTATACAACAAGAACCTACGTTGGATAAAACATTATTACTTAAAGATTTAAAGTCAGGCAAAGAAGTCGAAGGAGCAGTAATAAAACAAGGGGAAAGGCTGAGTATAAAGTGATGTGGTACTTTCTAAACACTAAAAATATGAATAAGTATATAGCTCACACAGAAGAATCAGCAAACTTTTTACGAGGACTAGACTACAAAGAAATAACAAAGGAAGAATATGAAGATTTGGAGGATATTTTTTAATGAATGTATATGAAAAACTTATGAATGTACAAGCACAATTAAAAGCACCAAAGTCTCAATACAATAGTTTTGGAAAGTATAACTATAGAAGTTGTGAAGATATATTGGAAGGTTTAAAACCTATTCTAGCAGCAGAAAAAGCTACCCTGACATTAACAGATAATGTTGTACAAATAGGAGACAGATTTTATTTAACAGCAACAGCAACTTTCATAGATGCAGAGAAAGGTGAAAAGATACAAGTTAGTGCATTTGCTAGAGAAGATGAAACAAAGAAAGGTATGGATTTAGCACAGGTTACTGGAAGTGTATCATCTTATGCTCGCAAATATGCATTAAACGGACTTTTCTGTATTGATGATACAAAAGATAGTGACGCAACTAATACTCATGGAAAAGATAAAAAGGAAACGGTAGCAATACCACCAGATTTAAAAGGATCAGATGCACCTAAAGGATTAACAGAAGGACAAGTTAAAAGATTATTTGCAATAGCATTTGGTGCTGGATATAAGACAGATAAAGTTAAAGCAGACATATTAGCTAAGTATAAAGTAACAGAAGTGGCGGCACTAACTAAAGAGCAATATGACCATGTATGTGAAGCATATGAAAAGCTAAAGAAGTGAGGTGTTTAGATGTTTCACATAACAGAAATAACAAAAGAAAATAGTTCATTTGCAAGCTATGAAACATCTCTAAGGCGAGGTTATTTTCCTAAAGGCTTAATTATTACATTGCCTAATAGAAAACGTGACAATGGGGAGTTAATAATAAATAATTTAACACCTGAGGAGCAGGAAACATTATTCAAGTACCTTGATGAATATTTGCATGATAGCAATGAAACTTATGCAGTTATAAAAGATAAATTAGAGAGTACTGAATACAAACTTGAAAAAGCATTGGAGGAAATTGACTGCTTAAGAGAAGCAAACCAAAGGCTTACATTCAGATAATGGGGGTGATACGGTGGCAGAATCTAAAAAATACTATTGGTTGAAACTTAAAGAAGATTTCTTTGATGAAGATACTATCCAATGGATTGAAGAACAATCAAATGGAAAAGAATATTGCTTATTTTACTTAAAATTATGCTTAAAATCACTAAAAGCTGATGGTTTGCTAATAAGAAATGTAGGAAATATATTAATCCCTTATGAAGCAAAAAAACTTGCAGAAATAACAAACACTGATATAGACACAGTTAGAGTTGCAATGGAACTTTTTAAAAAAATTGGGTTAGTACAGATGCTAGAAAATGGCGAAATATACCTTACGCAGCTTGATAATATGGTGGGTTCTGAGACTTCGTGGGCAAACAAAAAAAGGTTGCAAAGAACCCAAAAGGACAACGAAAGGACAATGTCCCTAAATTGTCCGACAGAGATAGAGATAGAGATAGAGTTAGAGATAGATAAAGAGTTAGAGTTAGAGTTAGAGAAACCTAAAAAACAAATTAAACATAAACATGGTGAATATAATCATGTACTGCTAACAGATAAGGAATATCAATCACTAATAACTGACTTTAATGAATCACTTATAAAAGAATATATAAAAAAGATAGATGAATATATAGAGCAGTACGGAAAGAAAGGTTATAAGAATTACAATTTAACTATTAGAAACTGGATTAATAGAGATAGTAAAGGAGGTAGCAATGGAAGCACTGGACAGAATACTAAAACAAGTAAAGGCAAATGGACAGGCTTCAAGCCAAAACAGTCAGACAACGAACTTACAGCAGAAGACAGAAAGTGGGCAGAAGAAAACCTCATATAAATGTGATATATGCAAAGACTTAGGATATATCATAAAGAACGAAGAAAAATTACAGCCTATAATGACTAGATGCAAGTGCCAAGAGATAGAAATTACTAAAAGACAATGGACTAATTGTGGAATTAACCCAGAGCAATCAAAACAGACATTTTCAACTTTTGAAATTTGGAACAGTTCTGCAGCTAGAGCAAAGGAAAAAGCAATTGGGTATTACAAGACATTTGATAATATAAAAAGCACTAGAAAAAACAGCATAATGTTTTGTGGACAAGTAGGTAGTGGTAAAACACATCTTTCTATAGCTCTAGCACTTAATCTATTAAGTAAAAATATAAAAGTAGTGTATTTGCCCTATAGAGATATAATCACTGAAATAAAGCAAAATATGCTTGATACAGAGCATTATAAAAAAACTGTTGGAAAATATCAACTTGCAGAAGTGCTTTTGATTGATGACTTATTCAAAGGAAAAATCAATGAAACAGATATAAACATAATGTTTGAAATTATAAATCATAGGTATTTAAATCAGATGCCAATAATAGTTAGTACGGAATTTCAAGTTGACCGTATGTTGAATTTTGATGAAGGAGTAGGCAGTAGAATATATGAAATGTGCAAGGACTTCATTATACAGATTGAAGGACAGGAAAATAATTATAGATTAAGGGAGTGATTATCATTAATAAAGTAATAGCTAGTGGTTATTTAAACACTAAGAATCCAATAGAAATAAAGTTTACAGGTAGTGGGAAAGCAGTAGTTTCATTTAGTGTAGCAACTGCAAATTATAAAAAGAAAGATGAAAAACAGACATACACATATATAGATTGTGTGGCATGGGGAAATCAAGCTGAATTTGTGGCAAATAACCAAGATAGAATATCAAAGGTATTAGTTGAGGGTAAAATACAGAAACGCTCATATGAAGCACAGGACGGTTCTAAAAGGTATGTAACAGAAACAGTAATAGAAAATATTGAAGTTACGGAATGGAAAAATGAGGGTTCAAATAGTCAAAATAATGAATATGGTGGAGCAATACCAGTAAATGATAATTCAGACATACCATTTTGATAGATAAGACACAATCTGAAAAAAATACGACCTAATGGTCACAAAATTTAAGGAGGAATTGAAATGTTAGTTAAAGATTTGATATTAAATTTGCAGAAAAGAAATCCAAATAGTGAAGTCTATTTAGAAAGCGATTCAATGCTATTGGATGTTAACGAGGTTACTTTTGGGAAACAAGAAGGTAAAGAGTTTACTGTGATTATTCCTGAAAAAGATGAAGAATAATTCGCAATACAACTAATATAAAATTTAGGAGAAAATATTATGGGGAAAGTAAAAATATCAAGTTTACAAAAGGATGAGTTCGTTTATATAGAGGGTTTCAATACAATGACAGTTAGCGAAATATTAGAGGATATTGAAACCTACAGGGATAAAGAATTATACACCACAATACCTCATTCAGCTTCTTTTGATGCAGGAAGTATTGTAGCTAATGCAATAGAAAACGAACAGGAAAACGGAATGTATGAGGATTGGGATGAATCTATAGAAGAAGATATTACTGAAGAAGATATAGCAGATTTACAAAAAGTATTTGATAGAATTTTAGCAAGAAATCCAAGTCAAAACATAGCCTATGAATCAAATAAATTAATAGAAATAGACGTTTAGTTAAGACGCATTTCAAGAAAAATGCAACATTGAAGGGAGTTAATTATGGAAGAAAATTGGTATGTTTTACTAATTGCAATACTTTCAAAAGTTGATGCTGAACAAGCATATAAGTTATATAGCTATACCAGTGAAGAATTGTTTTATCCACAAAACGTTGACCTTAGCAATGTTATAAAGATAAGAAATGAATTAAGCATTAATGAATTTGCAAAGAGATTTAAGGTCAATAGGAGAACTGTAATGAAAAGAATTAAAAGATATAAAGAAAAAGTTATAAAAGAGTATATGGAACTAGCAGAAAAATTATATAATCAAGGTTTTACAATAACGGAATGTATAGATTTAATAACGGATATGGCTAAAGCGGAGCATATCAATGAAACATTAAAAGTTAGTTAAATTATGGAGGCATAGGTATGTTAAGTAGAGATGAAAAAGGAACTCTAAACTTAGACTTTTCAAATTTAAAAATGTTGTTAGGTGATATGTTTGTAAAATGTAGAAATGAGTATGAAATTGCATGGTTAAAAGGTAGATTATCAGATTGTTTGGAATGTGCAGCAGAAGAAAAATTAAAAGAAGTGGAGGAAAAATAATTGATGAATTTAAAAGATTTACTACAACAACAAAAAGCACTAGATGAATTAATTGTAATGAATGGTCAAGGTGCGGCAATGACAGAAAAAGGGTTATTATCAGCTAGACTACTAGCATTACAGGTTGAAGTTGCAGAGTTGGCAAATGCGACTAGATGCTTCAAATACTGGTCAACCAAAGAATCAGAACCAAAGGAAAGATTACTTGATGAATATGCAGACGTATTACATTTTGTATTAAGTTTAGGTAATACTCTTAAATTTACACCAGAAGAGATTGAACAAGCATATTTAGCCAAGCATGAGGTAAATTATCAAAGGCAAAAACAAGGCTATTAACAGTTAAATAAAACCACAAGGAGAGAAGGAGTGAGAAATGAATATTAAGCTAAAAATTCCACATTATCAATCCTGGTAGACCAGGTTACGTAAGGTGAGGAGTTACCCACTCCAATAGGATGATTACCCTCGAGAGAGCCACAGCAAATAACATTGTGCTAGGTGTAAAAATGAAACAGTGATGATGCCCTTGCCTAATCAGCAAACGCCAATTCTGTTGCAATATCACAGATGCGGGACAGTACCAACGGAAACGTTGCTAAGTGGGAAATAAATACAAGAAGTTTCCCTACTAAGTTGGGAATAAAACTTAGTAGGCGAGAATGTGGAAAAGAAATATATAGTTTGTTTATCTGGTGGACATAGCAGTGCAATAGCAGCTATAGAAACTGTAAGAAAATATGGGAAAGAAAATGTAATTTTACTCAATCATGATATTAGTCCAGATGTTGAAGACCAAGACATTAAAAGATTTAAAAATGAAATATCTGAATACCTAGAAATACCAATAACTTATGCAAATATGGAAGGTTGGGAAACTAAAACACCTTTAAAAGTTTGCAGAGAAATCAAAGGATTTAAGTTTGGTTTAGGTACAGCTCTATGCACTTACAATTTAAAAACAAAACCATTTTATAAGTATCTAAATGACAATTACCCAGTAGAAAAAGGACAAATGAGAGAAGATGTAAAAATAATTTATGGATTTGATAGAGAAGAACCAAGCAGAATACAGCGAAGAATAGGTGTAATGCAGATAAAAGGATATTATACAGATTTTCCGTTAGCTTATTGGGATAGAACAATACAAAACACTGAAGAAATAGGAATAAAAAGACCTAGCACATATAAATTATTTAGACACGCTAATTGTATAGGATGTTTAAAGGCAGGTAAGCAGCAGTGGTATTTGGTTTATTGTTTATATCCTCAGATATGGTCCGAAGCATTACAAGCAGAAAACGAAATAGGTTACAGCATATTAAAAGATACCTATTTAGAAGAATTAGAATCTAAATTCAGACAAATGAAATGTAAAGGCATAACACCAGGGGAAAAAATGAAGCCACAGACATTTTGGGCAGAAGTTGAAAAAGCTTTACCTATGGATGGGCAATTATCATTTTTACCATGTGAATGTGCATTGTAATAATTAAATAAACACTAACATACGCAATAAACACATTTTAAGTGTGTTAGTGTTTTAGGAAAGTAGTGATTAAACTGGATAAAGAAAAGTATGAGCAAAATAAAAAAATATTATCCTACAGGTCTAATATGCCACTTGACGATAAAATTGAGCATACAGCATATAGGATTGATGATTGGGCAAGAGAAACTGATGGATGTTACATAAGCTTTAGTGGTGGATTAGGTAGTAGAGTGCTATTAGATATAAGTAAAAAGAATTTTCATTGTAGAAGTAATGGAATACGTTCACTCTATGTAGACACTGGATTAGACCATAAAGGAGTAAAAGATATAGCCTTAAAATATGCAGATTATGTAGTGAGAAGTAAAATGACTTTTGATAAAGTCATAAACAAATATGGCTATCCAGTTATAAGCAAATCCCAAGCTATGGCTATAAAAAAATTAACTACTCAAAATTTAAGTGAAAAATATAGAAACAAATTATTGTATGGTGATGAACGTGGTAGCACAGGAAAGTTGAGTGAGAAGTGGCATTATCTACTTAAAGCTCCTTTCAAAATATCCCATGAATGTTGCTTAGTCCTTAAAGAACGACCTGCGATTAAGTTTGAGGAAAATGGGTGCCATCCAATAACAGCAGAAATGGTGGAGGAAAGTACAAACAGAAAAGTTTTATATCTAAATCATGGTTGTAATATGTTTAATTTAAAAAGACCTAAAAGTACTCCAATGGCATTTTGGACGCAACAAGATTTATTAAAATATGTAGTACGAGAAAAATTAGATATAGCTCCAGAGTATGGAGAAATAAAACAAGATGATTTTGGAAAATATTATACAACTGGAGAAGATAGAACTGGATGTGCCTTTTGCCTTTTTGGATGTCATTTAGAAAAACAACCTAACAGGATACAAAGACTTTATAACATAGATAGAAAGAGATATGACTATTGCGTAGGTGGTGGAGAATTTAATGAACAAGGTATGTGGCATCCTAACAAAGAAGGTTTGGGATTAGGATTTGTAATGGACTATATTGGGGTTGAATACAGACCATGTGGAAGTATTAAAACTGAGAATAATGGACAACTAAGAATAGTCTAAGTAGATTAAACTAAGGAAGGTGATTAAATGTGTAGAGAAATACATTTCTGCAAAATATGTGGTACAAGTTACGGAATAGAAGACCATCATATTGTTTTTAAATCACAATGTAAACCATTGGATAAATGTATATATAACCATGTTTATTTATGTCCTACACATCATAGAGATCATAGGCAAGGAGTTCACTTCAACAGAAAATTAGACAAGCAATTCAAAGGCGAATTTAAATCTAAATTAAAGCAGTTATTCACAAGTGAAGCTTATTGTATGGAAGATATAAAAGACAAGCTAAGAATAGGCAATAACGCAGTTAAATCACTATGTAAAACAATGTGGCAATATAACGGTAAATATAAGACAGAAGATATTATAAGAACATGTATGGGTGGTGGAAAAAATGTCTAAATGGCACGATATAGCATTAATAACATATGAAATATTACAAAAACGTAAAGCACGAAAAGCTAGAAAAGAATGTGTAGATTTTAATACATATCAAGCAGATAGAGCATTTGCGGCAAAGAAAGCAAATCATAAAGTTGTATGGAGGTAATTATGAAAAATAGTGGAAAAATTTTCGAAGAAGACATTAAGAAGTCAATTCCAGAAGAGTATTTTGTATATAGATTAAGAGATAGCTCAGGAGCATGGGGAGAAGGAACAAAGACAAGATTTACACCTAATAATATTTGTGATTTTATAGTACACGCTAACGGATGGCTACATTTGATTGAACTAAAAAGTCACAAAGGTGCAAGTATACCAATATCACCTAAGAAAAATAAAGACGGTAAAATAACTCACTATGGAGTAATAAAAGCTAATCAGTTAGAAGGGTTATTAAAAGAACATCATAAATCATGTGTATATAGTTCATTCATATTTAATTTAGCAGATAAAGAAAAGACTTATTGGGTGGATTGTGGAATGATTGCTGATGCAATAAATAAAGGACTGAAAAGTTTATCACTAGAATGGCTTGAAAAGTACGGTATTTTAATACCACAGCAGATAAAAAGGACAAGATATAAGTATGATTTATCAAATTTGTTAGATTGAAGGTGAATAAATGCAAGACTTAATACAAGAAATGAGCCAAGCCAGAAAACAATTAAATGAATGTCTTATATTTTATAAAAACACTGGTAGACATCTAGCAGATGCAGAGATGAAATATAGAATTGCATTAAGAAAAGAGTTCTTAAGATTAAAAATTGAAGATGGAGTTGCATGGACAGCGTGCTCAGAGTTAGCACGAGGTGAAGATACAGTAGCAAAGCTAAGATTTGAACGAGATATAAGAAAATCAGATTATGATGTTTGTCATGAGAAAATACTTCAGTTAAAAATGGAAATAAAAATCTTAGAAAATGAAATTGCAGCAGAAAGGCAAGGTTTATAAAACCTTAGAAGGTGAATAAATGATAGATAAAGAGACATTTAGAAAAACAGAACGTAAAATATATAATTACTACAGGAAAGATAAAAAAATAAGTAGTTTAAATAAAAAAGTAGACTTATTAAAAAAACAACTAGAACAGATAGAGCAGAAGCTTAAACATATAGACATAACAATTCCAGAAGAATCAAGTTCACCTAATTTTGAAGAACGTGTACAAACTTCAAGTGATGGTACAAGTTATGCAGAAAGAACAGCAATAAGAATTACAGATAAACTGCTAATAGAAAAAGCTAGGAAGGAAGAATCTGTTGCAGAAATAGAAGAAGAAATAAGGAATATAGAAGCTGACAATGTGATTATAGGAGAGAATATACGACTACTTAGAGAAGAAGATAAAGAATTTTTAAAAGCAAAGTATGATAAAGAACTTCCAGATTGGAATGTAGGATTAGAGTTAAACGTAGAAAGGTCAGTAGCTACTAGAAAAAGACAAAAATTAATAGAAAATATAGCTAGATGGGAAACATCAATGCACTAAATTTACACTATTGTTGCACTTTTTAGCATAGGATAACATGTTATAATGGTATTAGTGAGAAATAAAAAAATGAGCGAGAGTTAAAAACAGATTTTAGGTTTATATCTTGTCCTAACAAACAAGGTATGAGCACTAATATATTGTATAGAAAGGCAGTTACGGTTGTAGCTGCTTTTTTATTTGTTGATAGAAGTAAATAAACGAATAAGCAATGTATAAATAAATAGGTTGCTTATAAATATACATAAAAGTGTAAAAATATATGGGAATATATATTAAAAGATGAATATTTAACGTATAAAACCAATAAAGGAAGTGAGAGAGCATGAAAATAAGTGAAATATTAAAAGAAAAACAACCAAATGATTATGAAAAGTTAAAAGATAAAATTGAAACTCTTTCATTTTCAGACTTTAAAAGAATGATGAATCATAACTCATATAAACGGACCAAAGGTGGAGCTCTTAAGCAAACAAGATATTCTTCAAATGAATAAAGGAAAATAACTGTATATGTGGAATTATATATAAAACCATATGCAGGGAAGTGATTAATATGACAATAGATCCATCTGACGCATAAACAAAATTAAAAGAAAGAGAACTCTAATTCAGTAGGGTTCTTTTTTTATTGGGGGAATAATCATGTCTAACTTAAAAGTTCAAGTTGATATTGATACATTAGAGTTATACCAAGAGTTTTTACAAGCAGTATCTGAGTTTATAAATGATGAACGTATTCCGTTTGAAGCAGTTAAAGAACTTCATTACAAAACGGAAATGATACAAGCTAAATTTAAAAAAGCTAAATCTGGAGGAACAAATGAATAAGTACCAGAGACAAAGATCTAAAAGATTAAAGAAATTAAATAAGCTAGATGTTAGCCAGTATCAAATAAAAGGTATGCTAAAAACATGTAAAGATAACTTATGGTTAGTAGATATGATTATAAAAGAATTAGAATTTATAAATAAAATATAGATCTGTAGAACAGGAATAAATAAGATACATATTAGATAATCAGATAGAAGGTGAATATATGATTATAATAGCATGGATATTATTAGTTATAAGTGTATTAGCTGTAATATTAGATTTAAAAAGTGTTTTAGGTGATATAAAATTAAGAAATAGGGTAATAAGTTTTATATCATTATTAATAAATGGAGTAATGGCAATATTTTATTATATATATCTATTCAAATAACTATAACTAAAAAGAAAAGTAGGTGGGTGATATGCCAAGAAGTAGAGATCCAAATAGGGATAAGGCATTTGAAATTTACAAAGAGCATAAAGGTAATATAGATTTAGTGGCTATAGCAAAAAAGCTAGGTATTTCAGATGGAACAGTACGAGGGTGGAAAAGTAAAGATTCATGGGATGATAAAATGAATGGAACGTTCCAAAAGACACATAAAAATATGGAACGTTCCGAAACGAAAAAGTCTAATGGAAATTTATCTAATAAAGTAGTTACTATAGAACCAAATCAAGTAATAGAGAATAACGGATTAACTGAGAAACAAAGGCTTTTCGTGGCTGAGTATTTGAAAGACTTTAATGCAACTAGGGCAGCTATGGCAGCAGGATATAGCAAGAGCACTGCTTATTCTATAGGCTTTAATCAATTGAAAAAGGTTGAAGTCCAAGCAGAGATAAAAAGACAGACAGAAGTACTCTTTGACAGTATTGGCTTAACTCAACAACGAATACTAATGGAGTACATGAAAATGGCACATGCAGATATAAGTGACTATCTAATTTTCGGACAAAAGGAAATACCAGTTATTAAAAATGGCGAACAACTAATTGATGAAAATGGTCAGCCTGTAACAAAATTAATAAACTATGTAGACTTTAAAGAAAGTTCAGAAGTAGATACATCACTTATACAAGAAGTTAAACAGGGCAAAGATGGTATAAGTATTAAACTCTACGATAAGCAGAAAGCAATGGATACACTTGCTAAATACATGAATATAATTAGTGGTGGAATACAAGTTAATATTCAGCAAAACAGTATCAATGTTACTTTAGAAGATGATGAAGAATAAAATTATATTTTAGACTACAGAAATAAAAAGAATCCCTTTAAATATTTAGTATTAAAAGTAATGTTAGTTAAAAAAGTATTAAAGTTATTGACGTTAAAGAAAATAAGTGCTAATATTAGAGTATCAATATTAACGGTCGTTAAATTTAATACTAAATATTAAAGGGGATAGAATGTTATGAGTAAAATTTATGGATATTGTAGGATAAGCACAAGTAAACAAAGTATTGAAAGACAGCACAGAAACATATTAGCAAGTTATCCAGATGCAATAATAGTTGATGAAGTATTTACAGGAACTAAGATAGAAGGACGTAAAGAGTTTACTAAGTTATTAAGTAAAGTATCTAAGGGCGATACAATCGTGTTCGATAGCGTAAGTAGAATGAGTAGAGATGCAGTAGAAGGATTTAAATTATATGAAGAGTTATTCAATAAAGGTATAGAGTTAGTATTTATCAAGGAGCAACACATCAACACTGAAACATATAAGAAAGCGTTAACTAATAATATCCAACTTACAGGAACAGCAGTTGATGAAATACTAAAAGGTGTAAATAAGTATTTGTTAGCATTGGCTAAGGAGCAAATAATAATTGCATTTAACCAAAGTGAAAAAGAAGTTAAAGACCTACAACAACGTACAGCAGAAGGTATTGAAACAGCAAGACTAAATGGTAAACAGATAGGACAGAAACAAGGTGTTAAGTTAACAACCAAGAAAAGTGTTGATACAAAACAGGATATTATAAAATACAGTAAAGATTTTCAAGGCACATTGAAAGATATAGAGGTTATGAAGCTAACAGGATTATCTAGGAACACATATTACAAATATAAAAAAGAATTAGTCCACGAATTAGAAGGTAAATAGTACCTTCTTTTTTATTATAAAAAAGGGGGGAATGCCTGATGGAACCATTAAATATAAAAATATCTAAGAAAATATTCAATGAAGCTTATTTACCATACTTAGAAGATTATTCTCATAGGTTCAATGTATTTTATGGTGGTGCTGGTAGTGGTAAATCCCACTTTGTAATTCAAAAGATGGTACTCAAATACCTTAAATATCCTAATAGAAAATGTCTTGTAATTAGAAAAGTTGGAGCGACGTTAAGAGATTCTATTTATGCTTTATTTAAAACAGTATTGGGTGATTGGAAGATATATGATAGATGTGAGATTAAAGATTCACTTTTAACTATAATCTTACCAAATGGCTCACAGTTCATCTTCAAGGGGTTAGATGATTCAGAGAAGATAAAATCAATAGCTAATATAGATGATATTGTAATTGAAGAATGTACTGAAATATCCTTAGATGAATTCTCACAGTTAAATTTAAGACTTAGAAGCAAAAACTTGTTTAACCAAATACATTGTATGTTTAATCCAGTTTCAAAAGCTAATTGGGTTTATGGTCACTGGTTCAGTGAAAAGGGATATGATAATTCATCAACTACAGTTCTTCATACAACTTACAAGGATAATAAGTTTTTACCAGAGGACTATATTAAAGCATTGCTAGATATGAAAGAAAGCAATTATGTTTATTATAAGATCTATGCAGAAGGTGAATTTGCTACCTTGGATAAGCTTATATACACGAACTGGAATGTTAAAGAGTTTAATTACAGGAAACTGATAAAAGAAAACAATAAATTAAAGGCATTGTTTGCTCTTGATTTTGGTTACATAAATGATCCGTCAGCTTTTATTGCAGTATTGGCAGACAATGAAAATAAAAAGCTTTATATTTTTGATGAATTCTATGAAACAGGTTTGCTGAATGATGCAATAGCAAAGGCAATTAGGAAAAAAGGTTATAACAAAGAAGTAATTGTTGCTGATAGTGCAGAACAAAAGTCGATAGAAGAAATTAAAAGAGAAGGCATATATAGAATTAAACCAGCACGTAAGGGTAAAGACAGTATTTTAAATGGTATACAGTTCATACAACAATTTAAGATAGTAGTACATCCCAGTTGTGTGAATGTCGTTGAGGAATTAAAAAACTATACTTGGAAAAAAGATAAAAGCACAGGTGAATATATAAATACACCAATTGATAAATATAACCATTTACTGGATTCGTTGAGGTATGCCTGTGAGGAAATAAACACTAAGAAAGTAAGAGTAAGATTCATATGATTTGGGGGTAATAAACATGGAAGTAAAATGTAAACAATGTGGAGAAGTTTTATTTAACATAACAGAGAATGGATTAGTAAAGAAGATTTGTTCTAATTGTAAGGCAGTAAATGAGTTTATAGTGGCTGATATAAATGATGACGACATACCACGGTTAAGACATGACTGGGAACAATTATGGAAAAGCGGCAGAAGTACAGAGGGAATTAAATTTATTAATAAGTAAAAGGAAGTGAGAAACATGGTAAATAAAAAAACATGGGAAGAGTTTAGAAATAGTGGTTTGTTGTGGTTTATCAATAATATATTGCACTTATTCGGATGGGCGATAGTAGTTGAAGTGGAAGAAGACGGAAGTGTTTCAAATGTTTATCCCGCAAGAGTTAAATTTAGAGGATTTGATGAAAAGAGTAATACTGATGGATATATTAAGGTTAGCCGATATTTAAAAGATAATATTAATGATTTATTAAGAGAAAGTGAGGAATAGAAGAATGAAGGATTTGTTAGAAAGAATAGGCACTTTTAAGGTTAGTCGGTCTTATATTAGAAAAAATCCAGAAGATGCTTTAAAAATACTTAAAGATGTATTAATAGTAAGAGTTGATAATGATTTTTCAAGTGATAGCCTAACATATTTAGGTTATTCAGAACACTTTAATTTAGTAAATTATAATGAGATGCCACCTAATTATACTTATGACATGAAAGTTGATACAGGAGAAATAACATGGCATAGTGAAAATAAATATACAAAGGATGAAGTCGTAGAATTATTGAATGAAATAAGTGGGATGATTAAATGTTTAAGAAAATAAAAGCTTTTATGGGTAAGCATTTAAAAAAGGAGCAGCTGCAGTATAAAGTTAACGATAAAATCCTTTGTATCTTAGTTGTAGATAATGAAGAGTATCTTATAAAAGCTGAAATATGGAAAGTAAATAAAAACGGATATTTGGTAACTGATTTAAACAATATACTGGACAATAATCCTTTTAAGTTATGGTTTATTAAGTTTGATAATGCAATAGAATTAACGCGCTAGGAGGTGAGAAATTGAGAAAAAATATATCAAGACCAATGGCAATAAATAATATTGGACAACAAAAGAAATATAATGGTTATGCTTCACAAATGCTTGATATACCTCCTAACTTAAGCACAGGTGATTTCCTTAGATCATATGGTGAGATTTCGTGGCTCTATGCTTGTACTTCAAAGATAGCTCAAAACGTAGCAGACGTGGAATGGTCCGCCTATGTTACAGGTGATACAAATAATGAGGTTACAGTTAATCAGAGTCAAGCATTAGCAGTATTAAATAAACCTAATCCATTTACTTCACGATATGAGTTAATGGAAATGACTGATATGTATATGAGTTTATGTGGTAAATGCTTTTGGGTATTGGAGAAAGACAAGGCAGGTCGTAACAGGGAAATATGGTGTATAAGTCCTATGGATATGTGGATAGTACCCGATAAAGATAATTACATAAAGGGTTATTATTATCGTAGTGGAACTGATTGTATTCCTTTTGACCCTAATCAAGTTATATTCTTAAGTATGCCTGACCCTTATAATCAATACGGTGGTGTAGGTCCAGCACAGGGTGCAAGAAACGCACTTGAATCTGATAAGTATTCTAGTGAGCATAACCGTAATTTTTTCTATAATGGAGCTAAAATAAGTGGGATATTAAATGTTGAAACTAACCTTGATGATGATAGTTGGGATAGAATGAAGGAACAGTTTGAAGATAGACACCGAGGTGTAGACAACGCACACAGGCTTGCTATCATTGAAGGAAGTAAAGCTACATTTAGTGACCTTACTATGAATATGAAAGATATGGACTTTTTTAACCTTAGAAATCAATCAAGAGATGAAATCCTAGGGACTTTTGGTGTTCATAAATCTATTTTAGGCTTAACTGATGATGTAAGTAGAGCCAATGCAGAAACCGCAGAGTATGTATTCCAAAAGCACGTAATAAGACCAAGACTTAGAAGGATACAGGATAAACTTAATAATGAGTACGTGCAGCTATTTGGTGAAAATATTCAGTTGCAATTTACTGATCCAGTTCCTGAAAACAAGGAATTTCTAGTTGATGCTATAAACCAATTAACTAATAAATCTATATCAGTAAATGAAAGTAGGCAGATATTAAATAAGATGTTTGATGATGTAGATTTGGAGCCCGTTAAAGATGGTGATATTATTTATTTACCTAATAACTTAGTAGCAATCGGAACACCACCCCCAACTGCACCTACAGCAAACGGAGGTGGCAATGATGATAGCAATGATATTAGCAATGATAGCACTAACAACAGTAACACTAGTAGTAATATTGATGATAGTGGCAATGATAATGATGATAATGAAAGTAATTTAGATACAGGCAAAAGCATTAAAAAAAAAATCCAAAAGTCAACTAAACTTAAGATAAAACATCTAATACAAAAGAGTAATTCTACAAGGATACAGGAAAGAGATAAGTTGTCAAAGCCACTTGAAGATGAATTTGGAGATACTATAACTAAATATCTTCATGCTATACAAGATGATGTTGTTAAGAAAATTGGTAATGGTAGCAAAGACCCAGTGGACTTAGATGTTTGGGGTAAAACCTTACAGGCTGTTGTTGAACCTTTATATATAAAAATATTTAAGACTGGTGGTAATGCTGTAGTTAATGAGTTTAAATCTATTAGTAACAGTATAAATAAAGATTTAGGTGTCAGCTTTAATCTCAAAGACCCAAATGTACAAAAGGTTATACAAAATAAAGTGATGAAAATTAAAGGTGTAAATCAAACTACAAAAGACAGAGTAAAGGATGTTATCCAAGATTCTTATAATTCAGATGAAGGTTATAATATTCAAGACGTTATAGGAACACTTAAAAATGATTTCACGTTTAGTCCTCAAAGAGCTGCAACAATCGGTAGAACAGAAACACTATCTTCATTAAATCAAGCTACAATGGAAGGGTATAAGCAAAATGCTGATATAATTGATGGTAAAGCATGGTTGGCAACTGATGATGACAAAACAAGAGATAGTCATGTCCAAGCTGGTGAAGATTATTCAACAGATAGTCCAATAAATGTTAATGATCAATTTAATGTTGGAGGATATGATTGTGATTGCCCTGGTGATGATGGTTTACCTCCAGAAGAAGTAATTAATTGTAGGTGCTGTATGCAACCTGTTATAAATACTGGCTCAGATGATGGAAATGATAATAGTGATAGTAATTCACCAAGTGAAGAAAGTAATTCAGAGGATAGTGACTTATCGGATAATGAAAACAGTAATGATAATTCTAATAACAGTGATGTAAGTAATCAAAATAATTCCGATAATGATGATACAAATAGTCAAAATAGTGGTATAATGCCTATGAACCTTCAATTATTCGCAAGAAGTTTTAAGAGTATAATTGATGAAAAAATATCAAACGGGCTACTTGATGAAGAAGAAGTGAAAAAAGGTGCTTCTTACTGGAATAACTTAATAAGTGATTCAATTAAAACACCAATAGAAGAATTTAAGGTTAGCAAAGATAGATATTATCATATTATTGATGATCATGAGGAATTCTTAGAATTGGATGAAATTGATAATATATTTAATACTGTTAAAAACCCTGATGAGATTTATAAATCTCATAAAGCAAATGCGTATGTTAAAAATGCAAATGGCAAGGAATTGTTAGTAATAACGGATAATGGAGTAATAACCGCATACTATCCTAGAAAAAATTATTTAGCTAAAATTAGGAAGGGTGATTTGTTATGGGAAAACCAATAAATTATATAGTGATTGATGGTAATGTTTCTAATTGTCACCTAAATAATGTTTATAAGGGATTGGAAACTGATGGTTACGAAGCACCATATGGATATGATGTGTTAATGCATTATAATGGTAGCAGTAATGAACTTTGTTGCATTGAGATTTTAGATTTAGATTTGGTTGCAAAAGTAATAGATAATGAGGATTGTTTGCCAGATGTAGGGTTACTTGATTATGGTGATATGAAAGATAGAACGTTGCGAGAAATTTATAAATCCTTAATTGAAACAAATAAGAAATAAAGGAGTTGATATTATTGGACAACTTCAAAATAATATACAAGATACTCAAAATACTTGAACGTGCTATGGATGAAGATAATTTTGATAAAAGTGAAATATCTTTTGAAGAATTAAAAATATCAGAAGCACGTTGGATAAAACTTATGGAGATGTTAGCATCAGAAGGATATATACAAGGTGTATCTATTATTAATTCACTTGGAAGAACGCACTTAAGAATAACTTTAAAAGGCCTTGAGTATTTGGAAGAAAATTCATTAATGAAAAAGGCTGGACATTTAATTAAAGGTGTTACAGAAATTATAAAATAAGCACTTACTAAGTAAAAATAGTAGGTGCTTTTATTATGCCTAAAATTAACAAAATGAGGTGGAAATAATGAAAAATGATAAGTTTTTAAAGTTGTGCAAGGAAATTGTAGTAAAGTATTTCAACGAGAGATCAGATAAGACAGATAAAAAACAGATTACAGAAGATGATATTTTTGTTGTGTGGAGTTGTAAGACTTTACAAAATAACAAGGCACTTATTAGCACTACAGTATCAGATGGCATGTATTATGAAATTACACATAATGGAGATAAACAAGAAACTTATGTAGATGCATATAAGAAATGGGAAAACTTTGTTGTGAAATAACAAGCAATTAGAGCTTTAGAAATAAGGATTTTTTTCATGCCTTGAAAGGGGGTGAGAGATTGAAAAAACAAATCAAAGGCATAAATTGGCAAGTCAAGGTTTTAGATGAAGCTAACAGAATAATTGAAATGATTGGTAGCTCCGAGGATTATGACAGAGTTGGGGACAGGGTTTTTATGAATGGTATCCAACTTGACAATTATCTAGCTAATCCTGTTATTTTGGCTAATCATAATTATGGTTCTGGCACCGAAAAGCCAACTTGTATTGGTAAAGCTTTGAATGTAAGTGTTCAAGGTTCACAGCTTATATTTAAAATACAGTTTGCAGATACACCAAATGGTCAAGAATGGTTTTATTTATATGCTAATAAGTTTATGAATGCATCCAGTATTGGTTTTATACCATTGGAAAGCACACCAAATAAACAGGGCGGCTATGATTTTACACAAATAGAGCTCTTGGAGCTCTCATTAGTAGCTGTCCCCTGTAATCCACAAGCAGTACAAAGAGCCTTTGAAGATGGAAAAATCTCAAAGACTCTTTTTAATTCTATAAATAAGGAAAGCGAGGTCGAAAACATGAAAGTTGAAGAAGTACAGGCTTTAATTGAAAAAGCAGTTAAAGCAGAAGTAAAGACATTGGAAGATGGGCATAAAAAAGAACTTGAAGCAAAGGTAAAAGAAATCGAGGGACTTAATGAAACAATTAAAAATCTTAATTCATTAGTCGAGGGTAAAAGTGGTGCAAAGTTAAGCCAAGCTACTTGTGACACATTAACAAAAGCTGTAGAAGGTATAACTGGACATGTTAGTGATATAAAATCACTTATTAATGTGGTTCAAAGTTCAAGTGGTAATGATGATGATCCTGATGATAACCAAGATACAAAAGAATATACACAGGAAGAAATTAATAAAGCAGTTGAAGAAAATATTAAAAAGATACTAGGAGGTAACAACTAATGGCAAAATTAACCGAAAAAGAATATAAAGACCTAATTAATACAACAACTGAAAAGTTTTTACAAGAAAAAGGCTTAACTGAAATGGTAAGAAAGCTTCAATTTAGTGAAAAACATGTTGATGAAATGGATAAATACGAGAAAACAATGAGATTCTTTCAAGCCAAGATGGACAATAATAGAGCAGAAGTTGCCAAGTATTGTGGTGGTAATGTAAAAGACTTAAGTGGTGGAACTGCTGGAAGTGGCTTAGAATTACTACCTACTGAATTCCATTCAGACATAATTGACAAAGTAAAAGCAGACCCAAGAGCATTAAGAAATATGTGTACAGTAGTTCCAGTAACATTCAGGAATGGAACATGGCCAGTAGGTGCCACAGGAATTTCTCTTACTTGGGAATCTTCTGACACTAACACATTGACGGAGACAGCTCCAACATTCTCTAGCTTGACATATTCAGTTAGTAGAATTGATGGTTACACTGCTATTGCTAGAGATTTGCTAAGCGATACACCTATTAACCTTTATGATTACTTAACAAAGCAGTACGCTAAAGCATTTGTAAAAGCTGAAAATTTAGCTATTATGACTGGTACAGGTACTAATCAACCAACTGGAATAGTAAACACTTCCGGAATTATATCAGTGGCTTGTGAAAATGCTGCAACTACAAACGTATTGGCTTGTGATGATTTGATGGCATTACCTTTCAATGTTGATGTAACTTGGAGAGATGGTGGTGCATACTTTGTTAATACTTCCATAGTAAGACAAATGAAGTTATTTAAAGACAGCATGGGTAGATACTTATGGGTAGATGGAGATATTCTAAAAGGTGTGCCACCTACGTTTAACGGATACCCAGTTTATGAATTCTCAGCAATATTCCCAACAAACTTAACTGTAAACAGTAAAACTACTTGTACAGAAGTATTGTTTGGTAACTTAGAATACTATTATTTATTCGACAAAAATGAAATGGGCAGTGAGATAAATACTCAATCAGATCAAGCATTCAAAAACCATGAAGCTTTGGTGAAGATGTGGGAAAGAATTGATGGAAAATTGTCAAACCCAGGCACATTTGCATTATTAACTGGATTCTTAGCTTAATAGAGAGGGGTTTCCCCTCTTATTTTAATGAGGTGATTAAATGAAAATCAAAATATTAACATTTGTACCAAGACAAGAAACTGGTATGTTAACAGACTTAAAACCAAATAGCATTATAGCGGTAGATGACAGCATAGCAGAAAAGTTAATTGAAGAAGGAAAAGCAGAAATAATAATCTAGGGGGGAAAATAATATGGAAAATAAACTGATATATTTAAAATTTATAAAACCATTTCAAAATTATAAGGTTGATGATGTGGCACACTTTGCGAAACCAAGAATTGCAGATAAAATAATTGAAGCAGGGTATGCAGAAGAAGTTACATTAGAAAGCACAGCAATAGAAGCTCCTAAAAAGAAGTAGGTGGTATAAATGCTTACAACACTGGAAAATGTAAAAGCATATTTACAAATATCAGCTACAGATACTTCACAGGATACATTTTTAAATCTACTTATTGGAAGTATGCAGGACTTAATAGAAAATTATTGCAATAGGACATTCGAGTTAACCACTTATACAGCAGAACAACATACAATAATGCACAAAATCTTTGTAAATAATTATCCTATTCAAAGCATACAACAGATTAGAAGGAGTTCAGATGATGTATTGGATATAGTTTTAGATGAAAATAATATCATTACAGCTTATAGAATACACCCAAATTATGTTGAAATGATAGATTGGAAATATGTTACTATGTCTAATAAATTGATGTGGGCAGATCATGAGGAAAGTTATGTTGAAATTGATTATACAGCAGGATGGACACAGGATCAAATTCCAAATGATTTAATGCTTGCGGCTACAAAGTTAGTAGCTTTAGAGTATAAAGTTTCTACGGAAAACAGGATAGGGTTAGAAGCTGAAAGTGAAGGGGACGTAAAGTTTACTTACTATAAAAATGCAGCTCAATCTTTACCGGCTGATATTCAGATGATTTTAGATAGATATTCCAAAACAAGGGTGGGATAATATGAATAGGCAAGATACTTGTACAGTTTTTAGAACAGTAACAACATTAACTCCACCCTATAATACACCTACAAATGCTGAAACTACTATCGGTACCTATGCTTGCCATTTGAGTGGTAAAACAGGTTTATTTGCACAAGGTCAGCCAAATGCAATTATAACAACTCAATTTAAGCTTTTTTTAAGTGCTGGTGTAGATATTCAAAATGGGGACCTTATTCTAGTTAATAACACAACTAAATATATTGCCCAAAACGTATATTGCCCATTAAATAAGCACACAGAAGTTGACTTGATTATAAAGGGTGAAAGCTAATGGATATGGAATTTAAGATAAATGGATTAGACGACTTAAATGAAGCATTAACACAAATAGTTAGTCAATTTCCAGACCAGGAGTTAAAAGAATTGATGCGACTCGGTTATATTGTAGAAGGAGAAATTAAACCCTTAGTACCTGTTCAAACTGGAGCATTAAGGGCAAGCGTTACTACTCAGCCAATAGACCAACACAATGTGGAGGTTGGAACAAATGCTGAATATGCACAAGCTGTAAATGATGGACATGTTCAAAATAGAAGATTCCTTCCAGCTGAATATATGCAAGATTGTCCAAATGATAAAGGTGTAATGTTACAAGAAAAATTTATTGAAGGTACACATTTCATGGAGAACGGACTTCAATCAGCTGAGACAAAAGCTCAACAGGAATTAGAAACTTTTGTACAGAAAATGTTAAATGATTTAAGTAAGTAGGTGATAAAAGCATGATTACAGATGTGATTAATGCTATGAGATCATTAATAGCACAAAACTTTCCTAACATACCTATTTATATAAGTAATCAAGGAGAAGGATTTCAACGACCTTCTTTTTTTATTTCTTACGTAAATTCAAGTACACAAAATTTAAGCAAATTGGTTTTTAATAATACGGTTGCAATTCAAATTGTTTATTTTGCACCATTAGACGATTACAAAAATGTTGATTCGGCTAACCAATGGCAAACATGGGACACGTTAAAGGAAATCTTTAATGTTGGCTTTTTCAATGTAACTAATACTGGAAGTAGTACCTTATGTAATGTTGCAAAAATAATAAATATTACAGGAGCACCTAAAAACGCAGAGATATATTTAAATGTTAATCTTCAAATAACAGAACAAAGGACAGATTTTGATAATGATATGAGTAGCAATACTCAATTGATGGAAAATATAATATTAAATTTACAGGAGGGAAATTAGATGCCTAATATTACTATAAATTTTCAGGAAGCCGCAGTTGCTACAATTCAATCTGGTACAAGAGGTATCGTGGCATTAATACTTAAAGATACAGTATTAACAAACACAGCAATAACAATGAATAGTATTAACGATATGCCTGATACTCTATCAGCTTATAATCAAGACCAGATTACAAAAACATTTTTAGGAAATGTAAATCCACCTCAACAAGTTATAGCTTATATAGAACCAAGTACAGAAACGGATTATAGTTCAGGTATGACATATTTTCAAACAACAACATGGGATTACTTAGCAGTTCCTGGAATAGATGCGGCAGACGCAACTACTATAGCTACATGGGTGAAAGCACTAAGAGATACTTATAATATTAAAGTTAAATTTGTTGCACCTAATAATGTAGCAAATCATGAGGGAATTATTAATGTAAGTACCACGTCGTTTATTGTAGGTACTACAACTTACGCTACTCAGGATTATTGTGCAAGAATTGCAGGCTTAATAGCAGGAACACCACTTACTATGAGTTGTACTTATGCAGTATTACCAGAAGTTACAGACATACAACCGCATTTAACTACAACACAGTTAAATCAAGCGGTAACAGCAGGCGAATTAGTATTAGTCAATGATGGAGTTAAGTGTAAAATTTATGAAGGTGTAAACTCTTTAACTACAACAACAGTTGAAAAGGGTGCTGATTATCAAAAAATAAAACTTGTAGATATAATGGACAAAGTTTATTCCGACCTAATGATGACAATTGCTGATAATTATGTTGGTAAATATCCAGATGATTATAACTATAAATGTATGCTAATTTTAGCAATACAAGCATATTTTACTGGTTTGGAATCATCTCAGTTATTAGACACTGGAAGTACGATAGGAATTGATATAGCGGCTCAAACTGCATATTTAAATAGCATAAACTATGTAATGCCTACGGGTACAACAGTTGCTAATATGACACAACAGCAGATAAAAGAAGCAAACACAGGAAATACAGTGTTTTTAGCTGCATCTGTAGCTTTATTAGATGCTATGGAAAACTTTGTATTTAATATTGCAATATAGGAGGATTATAGCATGTTTGATTTTACTAAAGTTATAAACGGAAATTATGGACAAGTTTGGCTTGATGGAGACTTACTTGGTGAAGCTATCAGCTTACAAGCTAAAGTAACCAATACAAAAGCAGATGTTAAAGTCTTGGGTGATATGTGGAAACATTCTAAAGTTATAGGATATGAAGGAAAAGGAACAATAAAATTAAATAAAATATCATCAAGGATATGGTTAAAGCTACAAAATTCCTTCAATACAGGGATCCAAACGTCATGTACAATTTACGCAACATTAGATGATCCTTCAAGTTATGGTGCGGAACGTGTAGCTATTAATGAAGTTGTATTTGATGAACTTACAATAATGGATTTTGAAGCCGGAAAGAATATAGAAGAAGATGTACCTTTCACATTCGCAGGATTTAGCTTTATAGACACAATAACACCACCAACATTTTAATAGGAGGAATAATATATGAATACAGTAGAACAGCTTTTAAAACTAGATAAAAAGAAATTAGAGGTATCAACAAAAGATGTTGAAATAAAAAGGTTGGGTGTTACATTTACATGCCAAGCCATTGGTTTAGAAGAATATAATGAAATACAAGAAAGTACTATAAATATGGACAAAAAGGGTAATATTAAAGGGTTTAATTTGGGGAGTGGTCAGCTTAGACTTATATTGGCTGGTATTCCAACTCTTAAAGACAAGGAATTGTTAAAATATTTTGGAGTACAAACACCATTTGAATTAATCAAAAAACTTTTCAATGTTGGTGAAGCTAATTTATTAGCAGAAACAATAAGTAAAATATCGGGAATTGATGTTATAGAAAATGCAGATGCAGAAATAAAAAACTAATAAAAACAGATGGAGAAGTACAATTGTTGTACTATGCTTGGAAATTACATTCCATTCCTCCATCTGTTTTTTCTAATTATGGAATTGGTGAGAAGATAATTTTAAAAAATTTCATTGAAAAAGAAATTGAAGAAATAAATAAATCTAATGCTGGAGGTGCTGAATAAAATGGGATTAACCTTATCAGCTATTTTAAACCTAGATGGTAACTTTATTAAGAACATGCAGAAAGCGGCACAACAAACCAGCCAGATGCAAGCTAAAACTAAAAGTTTTGGTAGTACAGCTAAACAAGCTTTTGGAGCAGTAGGAATCCTTGCGGCTGGATATTTAGGAAGTGCTTTAAATAGTGCGGCAAAGGCACAAGATAGCACGGTTCGATTACAAAGATTAGTTGAAAATCAAGGTATTTCGTGGACTAAAGCCAGTGGCCAAGTAAGTAATTTTACATCTGGAATTATGAAAATGTCAACATATAGTGCTGGGGATGCAAAGGCGGCATTAATAAATTTGACTACTAAGGGTGTGAAATTTGGAGATGCTTTAAAGATGCAAAACACATTGATGGACTTGGCGGCTGGTGGAAATATGGACTTAACTTCGGCATCTAATCTATTAGGACAGGCATATGATGGTAGGTATATGCAACTTGAAAGGCTTGGAATAGTAACAAAAGAACAGGTCAAAAACGGATTAACCTTTGCACAAGTACAAGCAGCTATTAATAAGAGATTTGGTGGAGCTGCTGGGGATGAACTCAATACCTATGATGGTAGGATGAAACAGTTAAATAATACAATGACAAGTTTTAAAACGAGTATAGGAACTTATTTATTACCTTATGCCCAAAAACTTGCAACATTTTTAGATGGGATGGCACAAAAATTAAATGCATTAGATCCCGGAACTAAAAAGTTTATAGCTGGAGTTCTAACCGTTACAGCAGTATTAGGCACACTGATTGGTGGTGTAAGTTTTGTTACTAGATTATTTAGTATTTTAGCACCTAGTATTGAAGGAGCTGGAGCAATGCTTGCTGGTTTATCACTTCCTATTATGGCAGTTATAGCGGTTATAGCTTTATTAGCAGTAGCATTTTCTAAAAATTATGATGGTATTAGAAGTAAAACAATGCAACTAATAAATTTCTTAAAACCAATTATTGAAAATGGTATTACAAATGCATTTAAAACAGCTTCAAATATAGTAAATGGGTTTGCAAAGAATTTAAATGTTCTAATTCCTATAGCAGCAGGACTTGCAGCAGGACTTACCGTATATGAAATAGCTCAACTTGGAGTAAATGCAGCAATAAAAGCTGGTATGATAATTCAATCATTATCAAGAGCATGGGCAGAAGCTACAACAATAATCCAGTTATTGCAGGAGGGCGAAAGTGTAGCACGTGTAGCTCAATTAGCTTTAAATGCCGCTATGCTTGAAAATCCAATAGGTGTTGTTTGTATAGCAATTGGAGCATTGATAGCCATAGGTGTAGCACTATATGAGAATTGGGGTACAATAAAGCAAAGAGCGGTTGAATTATGGAATGGTATTAAATCAGCATTTACACCGCTTGCAAACTTTGTAAAACAAGCTTTTACATGGGGTGCAGATCTTATAGATGGATTGGTAAACGGAATTAAAAGTAAGATTGGAGCAATTGGAAATGCTGTAAAAGGTGTTGGAAGCACAATTGCAAGTTTTCTTCACTTTTCATGTCCTGATGTCGGACCATTGGCAACTTACGAAAGTTGGATGCCTGACTTCATGCAAGGAATGGCTAAGGGAATAAAAGTAAATACTCATTTAGTCACAGATCCAGTTAAAAAAGTAGCTTTAGGTATAAAAACCAATATGCAAGGTGGTATTAATGGAGATAGTTCATCAACACCACAAGCTAAAACTAAAGGTAAAGGACATATAATTGTAAATATTCCCAAACTAGCAGATACACTTACAGTAAGAAATGATAGTGATATAGATAAAATAGCATATGCATTAACAAAGAAACTACAGAAAGTTGCAAATGGGATGGCTTAGAGGGGGAATAACATGGAATTTCATTTATTGGACACAACAAATAACATTGACTTTCAACTTCCGGTTATGCCTGATAAGTACACATTAAAAACTGGAAATAACAATACAGTAATTGTTGTTGAAGACTTAGGAGAAATAAACCTATTGGGAAAGCCAAAACTAGCAGATATTAGTATAGAAAGCTTTTTTCCTAATCAAAACTATAGCTTTTGCCAGTATACAGGATTCCCAGCACCTTATAATTGTGTTAAAACAATTGAAAACTGGAGAATTAATAATATTACTCCAAGGTTAATTATTACTGGAACAGATGTAAATATGCTTGTGTCTATTGAAGATTTTGAACATGGAGAACAGGATGGGTCCGGTGATGTTTATTTCACTTTGACTTTAAAGGAATATAAGGTGATTCCATCATGATTAAGATTTATGGACTTTACAATGGATCAACAACAGAAATAACACCTTTTGCAAAAACTATTAACTTAAGTGCATCAAAAGACCAACCTTCAAGGAAACTTGAAGCAACAATTGCATATCCGATTTACGACCCGAATCAGCCTAAAATACAGGTTTGTTCGGGTTATATTATTTGGATTGTGGATGATGTTCATGGAGAAATATTCAGAGGAATGGTTATAGATAGGGAAATTGATTCAGATACAGAAGAATTGACTTTTACAGCTTATGATTTTATGTATCATCTATTAAAAAGTAAGGCTAGTTATAATTTTCAAAATGTAACACCAGAGCAGGCGGTATATATTGTCTGTGGTGACGTGGGCATTGCAACAGGCACAATTGCCACCACTGGTATTCCAATAAATCACATAGTAAAAGGTAAGAGTTTATACAACATAATTATGGAATGTTATACAGAAGCAAGTGAGCAAAACAATAAGCAGTATATACCTATAATGCAAATAGATAAATTAAGTGTAATAGAAAAAGGTCAAATTGTTGCAGGTTATACTCTCAAAGTAGATGTTAATGTCACTAGTATAAAGTATAAAGATTCAATTGAAAACATGGTGAATAAAGTAAACATCTATGATTCCAATGGAAACTATGTGTCTAATGTAGAAAATACTGATTGGATTAATCGATTTGGAGTTTTTCAAGATGACTATGAAATATCAAAAGACAAAGACACAAACACAGCCGCAAACAATATGCTTTATGGTTTAGATACAGATATAACAGTAGATGGACTAGGAAATGTAAATTGCATTACAGGTTATGGTGTAGCGTGTCAGGTGTTCTATTTATCTACAATGCAAAATGCAACTTTATTTATTGATACAGATAGTCATACATGGGACATGAAAAATGGTGGTTATACTATGGAATTAACACTAAACATTAGTAATTTAATGGATGCTGATTATAGCATGGATGATGAAACTTAGGGGGTATATATGAATAGTTATTCAGAACTTTTAAAATTAATGCAAATACATGGTTCAAAAAATAATCCTGACACTGTGGAACTTGCAACAGTTATTAGTGTACCTCCTAATCTTGTAATACAAACTGGAGATGTGCAGATAACTAATTCAAATATTTTAATTGCGGATTATTTATTAAACACCTACATGAGACAAGTAAAGATTCCTCCTACTTCTAACGTTTCAAGTACAGTAACAAATAATAATAGTGTAACAAGTATTGGATTAAGTGGACAGATTAATTTTACCGATACTTTGAATGTAGGGGACCAGTTAGCAGTCCAAGCAATACAAGGTGGTCAAGTGTATTTGATTTTATGCCGGGTGGTGAGCTTGGATGGCTAGTATTTTACCATTAGATATAACACCAACCGCAACTACTACAGCCACTACAACAAATGTAATAGCTGAATTTCTATGGGATTTCACTAAAAATGATTTTGATTTGAAAGATGGAAAGTTTCAGATTGTCACAGGGTTACAAGCCTTAGAGATATGGGCATATAAAGCTTTATTGACACAACAAGATACGTATGCAGCTTATAGTACAACATATGGACAATCATTTGGTACTGTAGTTGGTCAAAACTTTAGCCGGGGAGTAGTTGAATCAGAAATAAAAAGATTAACATTAGATTGTTTAACTCAAAATCCTAATATTACTGGAATAGATAATTTTAGTGTAGATTTTACAGGAGATACCTTAACAATAAACTTTACTCTAGTAACTACTTTAGGAACAACAGAAATTAGTTACAGTTAGGAGGTTGAAAAATGGCTTTTGCCGATAATAATTCAAGTACAGATATTTTAAATCGAATATTAGCAAATTTACCTTCAAATGTGGATTCGAGCGAAGGTTCTTTTTTATATGATGCAGTTTCACCAGTAGCAAACGAGTTAGCGTCACTATATGCTGATTTAGATACATTTTTAGGAGATGTATTTGCACAAACTGCAACAGGAACTTATTTAGATAATAGAGCTGGAGAGTTTGGAGTTACTAGAAATCAAGGTACGGAATCAACTGGACAAATAACCTTCACTGGAACTAATGGCACAGTTATAAATCAAGGAACTATAGTTCAAACAACAAGTGGCTTACAATATACAACTAATGCTTCAGCAACAATAGCTAATGGTGCTGCAACAGTAAATATTACAGCTAGTGCAATTGGCAGTAGTTATAATGTGCCTGCTAATATAATTACTACTTTGCCAGTACAAATTAATGGAATTACAAGCGTAACAAATCCTAGTGCATTAGAAACTGGAACAGATACAGAAACAGATGCGGCATTCTTAAAAAGATTTTTAGCATTTGTGCAAACTCCAGCTACAAGCGGAAATGTATCACATTACATTCAGTGGGCACAACAGGTAACTGGAATAGGAGCAGTTCAAGTTTATCCTTTATGGAATGGTGCTGGTACCGTAAAAGTATGTGCTATAGATGTAAATAGTAACCCATTAGGAAGTACATTACTTGCAAATTTACAGACTTATATTGAATCACAAAGACCTATAGGTGCAACTGTGACGTATGAAACTGCAACAGCATTACCAATCAATATAGTTGTACAACTCACTTTAGCTAATGGATATACAGATGCACAAATTCAAAGTGCTATAACTACAGCTATTACAAGTTACTTGCAAGGAATCGCATTTAATCAAACTACAGTAAGTTATGCAAAAATAGGTAGCATAATTTTA